AGATAAATAAAGACGTACAGAATGAAGGTTGGTCTTTTAATCAAGAGTTTAATGTCAAACTAACTAGAGATGGTAGTAATCAAATTGCTCTTGGTACAGATATATTGAAAGTAGATGCTAATGTTTTTGACCACCCAACTATTGATGTCATACAAAGAGGTTTAAAGATGTATGACAGAAAAAATAATACTTATGTTTTTGACGAAGACTTAACTTGTAATGTTACTTACTTTAGAAACTTTGATGAGATACCTGAATCCGCTAGACGATATATAAATATAAGAGCAGCAAGAGTATTTGTAGATAGATTAGTTGGAGATGATGGATTAAGAACTTATACAGCACAAGATGAAGCAAGAGCAAGAGCAAACCTTATGGAAAATGATATGGATAATGCAGACCATAATGTCTTAACAGGCGACCCAAATCTCAATAATGCTATGAATACATTTACACCTGCTGATGTTCTTAACAGATAACTATGGGAATAGTATCAAGATCAATACCCACACTACTTAGAGGTGTATCACAGTCCTCAGACTCTTCTAAGCAGTCAGACCACGCTGACATACAAGACAATGCTGACAGTAATCCAGTCGTAGGTTTAGTAAAAAGATCAGGCATACAACACGTTACAAACCTAAGTACTAGCACACTAGGTAATGTTCATATTCAAACTATAAACAGAGATGTCAATGAAAGATATGTAGCGATATTTAGTAATGGCAATGTAAAAGTATATGAGTTAGATGGTACAGAAAAAACAGTAACAAAACCAGACGGAACTGCATACCTAAATACTTCAAACCCTAGAGATACAATTAAAACTGTAACTATTGCTGACTTTACTTTTGTTGTTAATACAAATCAAGTAACTGCAATGGATTCAACTTTATCCGCAGGTAATATTACACAAGCAATTATCTTTGTAAAACAAGTTTCTAATGATACTGTTTATTCTATTACTGTTGATGGTGTAACCGTTACTGATGACACGACTAATGACTCATCTCTAAGTACATCACAAGTTGCTTCTGATTTACAGTCAGGTCTTAATTCAGGATTATCTGGTTTTACCATTGCAAGAAGTGGTAGTGTAATACATATAAAAAAGAATGATGGTAGTAATTTTTCTATAGATGGTACTGACACTCAAGGTAATACTCAGTTAACAATAGTAAAAAATTCAGTTCAAAGATTTACAGATTTACCTACTGTCTCGCCTAATGGAATGGTGGTAGAAGTAAAAGGAGATGAAAATACTAACTTTGATAATTACTATGTAAAGTTTGTCACTAATAATGGCAATGCTTTAGAGGAAGGTCAATGGGAAGAAACAGTAGAAGCAGGTATTCAATTTAAGTTTGACTACGCTACTATGCCACACGTCTTAATTAGACAGGCAGATGGTAATTTTAGATTTGCAAGAGTTGATGGAGATACATATACCTTAAGTGGTACTAATTATACGTTACCTGTATGGGGAGAAAGAACAGCAGGAGATACGGAGTCTGCAAAAGACCCTTCATTTATTGGTAGTAAGATAAACAACGTATTCTTTTTTAGAAACAGATTAGGATTTTTAGCAGATGACAATGTAATACTGTCTAATGTTTCAGAGTTCTTTAACTTTTTCCCCGATACAGTTCTTACTGTAGTTGACTCACACCCTATAGATGTAGCTGCTTCTCATACAAAAGTTGCTATCTTGAAACACGCAGTCACTATGGGGGAACAGTTGATATTGTTCTCTGAACAAACGCAATTTGTACTATCTAGTTCAGCAGATAACTTAACACCAACAACAGCTAACGTACTTGTATCAACAGAGTTTGAGTCTTCAGATGATGCTGCTCCTGTAGGTTCTGGTAACTCTATTTATTTTTTAACTGACAACCCTAATAAATTATTTATAAATAGATGGTTGTTTGGTAATCAAGGACAAAAAGTTTTAAACAGTTGGTTTACTTTTACTATTAATGAAAACAGGTCTATCAAAAATGTTGACTTTATAGGTACTGATTTGTTTTTAGTTATAGAAGAAGCTAATACAATTACCTTAGAAAAAATACCATTTGAATCTGATTTTAAAGAAACCAATGCAGATTTTGAATTTCACTTAGATCATAAAGTAACTGAAGCAGACGTAACAGTTGCATATAATTCATCTACTGATAAGACTACATTTACCTTGCCTTATAGACTTAGAGCAAAGATGGATATAGTAGGTAGATTTTTAGCAAGTAATGAAACAAGTACGTTTGTTGATATTAATGGAGTTACACAAACCTTGAAACCTGCAACAGTTATACAATCTACAAATTTAACTAATGGTTCAACAGCAACAATAGAAGCAAATGGAGATTATAGAAATGCAAAATTTATTATAGGAGAGCCTTATGATATGCACTATAGATTTAGTAAACAGAGAATAACTGAAACCCCACAACAAAATAGTGCTGAGATTATTAGTAGCAGATTACAGCTACATCATTTCTATATAAAGTTTGAAAAGAGTGGTTTCTTTCAAGTAGAAGTAACACCTGAGTTAAGAGATACTAGCACTCATAAATTTAGTGGTCGATTTCTGGGTGCTGCTTCTTCTGTAATAGGTCAACTTAATTTAGAGACAGGTACATTTAGAGTTCCAATAATGAGTAGAGCAGACAAGGTTGATATAGATGTAAAAAATAAAACATTCCTGCCAACACTATTGGCTAGTGCAGAATACGAAGCTATGTTTCACATGAAGAGCAGGAGAATGTAATGGGTCATTTAAGAAAATGTACACTAAAAGACTTGTATCATGTCTCTGAAAATATGAGAGATATGGATAGATTAGAAGCTGTATATCAAACAGGACAAGACCCAGATACAGCAATAAAAGTTAGCTACCTAGCTAGTAAAGTAGTTATGGCTATCTGTGGAGATAATGATAATCCTATTGGTATCTGTGGTGTAACTTCTAATGGCTGTATCTATATGGTTGCTACAGAAGAGTTATTTTCTAATGATAAATATAAAATACAACTAATAAGACAAGGTAGAAAATGGGTTGATGATTTGCTCAAATCATATAAAATTCTATACAATGTAGTATATGCTGAAAACGAAAAAGCTATGAAGTGGCTAGAAACTTTAGGTTTTAAGTTTATTAAATATCATAAGGAATATGGACAACATAAAAAACCATTTATTGAATTTTCGAGGATAGTCTAATGTGTTTTGTTGCAGGACTATTTGGAATAACAGGTGCAGCAGGTAATTTATTTAACGCTTCGCTTGCTTTGAGTGCAGTTACACAAGTAGCAGGTGCAGCAGCTAAAAATAGAGTTGCTAGACAAACAGCATCATACGCATATTCAGCAGCAGAAAGAACAGCTAGGTCTGCTGACGCTGCTTTAACAGCACAACAAGAAGCGTTGAACTCACAGTTATTAGAAAGAAGGGCTGATGCTGCACAGAAAAAGTTAGCAAAAACTATAGAAGGATTACAGGCTAGAGGTAAGGCAGCAGCAACAGAAGGCAGGTCAGGTAGATTAATAGAACTTATACAAATGGATATTGAAAGACAAACAGCAGGATTAAGAGAAAGTCTTGAACAGTCTTTACAATCAGCAGAAGCACAATATGGTAGAGATGTAGCAGCTATAGTGGCACAAAGAGATAGTAGGAGAAATCAAGCTATGGACATACAAAACAGAGGATATACACAAGCAATGCAGAACTATCAAGGACTGCTACCGACTATAGGAAACATAGCGTCAACTGGATTACAAACTTATTTAGACATTAATCCAAATCAAAAAACATTTACTGAATAATGACTTCATCAGGTTTTCAATCATTTACAACACCTAGAGATACCTTTGTTTCTCAAAGTACACAACCTGCTATAAACACACAAGATGGTTTGTCTCAAATTGCACAGACACTATCAGTCATAGAACCTACATTACAAAAATATATAGTAAAGAAAATAGAAGATATAAAAGAAGAAGATGTAGCAGAAGCACAAACAGCAGGTGCTAAATCAGCAAGAACATATACGCAGGTAGAAAAACTTTTATTTCCTGAAACTGTTGAACTAGACGAAACATCAAAAGCATACGCTACAAGTTTGGCAGCGTTAAAGAAAACACAAAAACAACAGGATATAGAAATAACTAGAGGTAAAAGTATATGGTTTAAAAACGCATACGAAGAAGCTAAAGCTATAACACTTGGTAAAAATTTTAAAGCTGAAATATCAAGTGATTATCAAACATATAGAGTACCCGACTCTGTAACAGGAGAGATGAAACCACTATCAGCATATCCCTTTCAAAGTGCTGAAGTACAAAACTTTCTTGGTCAATACAGAAATAAAAACGTAGAAGCAGCAAACATAAGTGAGTTTTATTTTAATAGATCATTCTTGCCACAGATAGAAGAAGGGGTAAAAGACTTTGCAAAAGATCACGACAAAGATCATGCTTTCTTTAAGTTGGAAGAATACAAGAAGACTGTAAAAGAAGATTTAGGTCTTATATATTTTAGTTACATCAGAAATGTTACTACTGCTAATAAAGAAAATAGAGAACCAAACTTAGAACAAGAAGCTAATGATATAAAGAATCTTGTAGAAAACATAACCCAGATATATCAAGCAGAAGATTTAGCTAAGTTTTATGACGAGGTATTGATTCCATTCGTAACAGAACGTGGAGTGCTGATGGCATCTATGACAGAACTGGGAGATGAAAGGTTTGATATGGCAATAGATTTTTTAATACAGTTTCCTAATTTATTTCCTAGAAAATTAAAGACTGAGACTAAAGTTATAAATGGAAAAGTAGTAGTTAATCCAGTATTAGATAAAGAAGGAAAGCCAGAATATTTTACTACTAATGTTTTAAAGAGTAAAAAAGACTACGAGAAAAAAATTAATGCAGCAATTAAAAGTATTAATGCACTAAGAATACAAAATCAAAAAATAAATAATCCTAGAGAATTAGAGTTGAAAAAGAAAGAAATGAAAGATTTGTTGCTGTTGCCAAAGCCAACTGAAGAACAAAGAAAAAGAATATTAGAGATAGCATCAAGTGACCCTAAAGCATTGACTTGGTTAAAGAACAATAGAGATACATACAGAGTTTATAGTGAAGAAGGTTACAATCAAATACTTTTTGAATTAGAAGGAGGGAAGATAAGAAACGAACAATTAGCTTATACCAAAATAAATGAGTGGTATGCAAATACTTTGAAGCTACCAAAAGATCAAGAAAGAAAAGATAAATTAATTGGTCTTATAGATAGAGAAGTTAACGAAGAAAGAAATTATGCTAATGCAACAGCAACAAGAATAATACAAGGTAAATCATTGTATTTACAAAATATTATTAGTAGTAAAGGAACTGACGATATGAAAATAGTAGATCAAATAACAGAAACTATAGAAAGTGTAAGAACTAAGTTAGTTGATTATTCAGTAACTAAAAGAGTATTTGTAGAAGGAGAAGCACCAAGATACCCAACACTACAAGAAATTGACAATTATGGAGAAGAACTAAGACAAGCTATGGAAAGCAGATTAACAGCTATACAAAAATTTGTTTCTGATGACACAGGCATAAATCCTACTCTAAATGTTTTGTCTCCTGATTATAAAAATCAAGAAAGGCTACTAGCTAGAACACAAATATTTGAAATAACAAAAAATGTTGTAGGAAAACAAACTATAGGAGAAGATGGCAATAGAACAAAACCAACTCTTGAAGATATTGAACTAAGTTACGATTTCGTTGTAGAAGATGTAAACGCACAGTTTTTAATAAATCAGTTTTATAACGAAGATGGTAGTCAAACTTCTGGACAAAAAGAACTATTAGCTCAGTTCTTAAATGAGCTAGATATATCTAAAGAAGATATAGAAGAATATAACTTAGTAAAAGTTTTTAACGATATAGGATTTGATATTACAAAAAACTATCCAAGTTTTACTAAGACCATTAATGATTACAATGCACAGGTCGTACCACCAAATGTACCACCAGATGATAGCGGTGGAGAAACTACAGATGTAAATAATTTAAGTAACACACAAGGTCAAAACATGAAATCTCAGCCTGAGTTCAGGGGTCAGGGTAATAATAAACAATTTGTGCAGGAACAAGAACAAGAGGAAGAAGATAAAAACACACAAAATTCAAATGTTTCAAATGAGTCTAAGGTTAAGACAACAAAAGACTTGAATTTAAGCAAGGTTATATCTGACATATTCATACCACCTGTTAATGCTACAGAGAATGACTTGCTTGCTTCAGGAGATGTGTCAGCACCTATAGGAGCAGGACAAAACTTTATGAACAGATTTGATATGTATTTACAAAGTGTTTATGGATTTGATACTGATAGTGCCATATATAAAAATATGCCTAACTATATGAAAGTAAATCTAATGGGTTCATTCCAAGATGAACAAGCAGCAGAGATAGCAGAGAAAGAAACAGAGCAACCAGAAACAACAGTAGGAGACTTTTTACCAAGTCAAGATTTATCTGAAGTAAGAAGTGATGTAACTCCAAACTTAGGTTTACGAGATGGCAGTCTTATAGCTATGGCTTTCCCATTAGAAGGTAGAAAGATAGGAGAACAAACAGATACAAAAGTAGTTATTAATAAAGAACCTAGTGGAGTGAAACGTATGGAAGCAAACTTCCCTGTTATCTACAAGTTGGCTAAAGAAGTTGGTATAAAATTCCCTGAGATAGTAGCAGCACAATTCTCTGTAGAATCAGATCATGGACTAAGCGTTACAGGTAAAAATAATTACTTTGGTATAAAAGCAACACAGTCTGAGATAGATGCAGGTCAGTCAACACTAGCACCTACATTTGAAGAAATAAATGGTAAGAAGGTAAGAGTAATGGCACACTTTAAAAACTTTGAAAGTATAAGAGAATCACTTGAACACTACAAAAAATTCTGGAATGATAATTATTTAGACAGAAAAGGTATTTCTACAGTAGATACAGTTGAGAAAGCAGTTAAACTATTAAAAGATAATGGCTATGCTACTGACTCAGATTACATTAAACTGGTATTAGAAGTCATTAGAGATGCTCAAAGAGAACCCCCCTTGTACTAAATGTCTGAAGAAGTAAAACAACTTATCGAAACACAGACAGGAGGAGAAGCAGTAGATATTGATGTCGATAAAGTTGTTAACGAAATAGTAGAAGAAGAAAAACCAGAAGTTGTTACTAAAGATTTACCAAAAAAAGAAGAAGAAAAAATAGAAGTAAACAGAGTTGAAACTGAAACAAATAAATTAGCAACTAAAGAAATTAATAACTCAGAAAATATTAATGTTACAGATAAACCTGCTACAGAAGAAACATCATGGTTTGGTGGTCTTAAAAATTGGTACAACGAAAAACTTGCAGAGAATGAAAGAAAGTATGCAGACTCTAAAAAACAGTTGGAGGAGAGTAGAAAAATTTTACAAAATTCAGTTACAAGCAAAATTATTAGAGGACTTATAAATGGTCGTATAGCAAGTATTAATGAGTTATATGAGTTTGGAGATGATGTTTTAGATTTAGTAATGGGCGATCTGTATAACTCAAACAGACCTGCTGATTTTGACTTGATAGGTTACAAAGAAGGTAGTACAAACTTTGGGTTT